CCCACGATCAGACCGGATCGCTTTGAACAATTTTGAAAAAGAATTGATCGACTCGATTCAGGCTCAATCAGAATTAGGAGGTGTGAAAACACCGCGTATTCACTCTCCTTTGAATGATTTGCCGTCTAAAGGTCAAGAAATGATTGACTTCGCAGCTGAGATAGGCATTCCCTTGATGGATTGGCAAAAGTTCGTGGCTATTCATGGACACAAGGTAAAGCCTGATGGTCGCTGGCATCATTCTGAGGCTGGGTTATTGATTGCTCGCCAAAATGGTAAGTCCACATTTATGATGCTTCGGATCTTAACTGGCATGTATGTCTGGGGAGAAAACCTACAGCTATCCTCAGCTCATAGACTTACGACCTCGCTTGAAACCTTTAGGCAGATGGTGTCGCTAATTGAGGGTAATGATAAATTGGCAAGTGAAGTAAAAAAGATTAGATGGCAACATGGTGCTGAGGAAATGGAATTAAAGGGTGGTCGCAGGTTTGTGGTAAAAGCAGCCAACAATGCTTCGAGAGGTATCTCAGCTCCATCGACGATTCATCTTGATGAGCTTAGAGAATATAAAGATGAAGATGCTTGGTCATCTATGCGATATACCATGATGAGTTCGAAAAATCCGCAAGTTTGGGTTTACAGCAATGCAGGTGATCAGCATTCTGTAATCCTTAATAAACTAAGGGAGCGTGCATTAGCAGCCAGCACAAATCCTTTAGACACGATCGGCTGGTTTGAGTGGAGTGCCGAACCTGATTCGCCAATTACCCTTCCGTCGGGTGAAATCAATTGGCCAGCATTCGCTCAAGCCAACCCATCGCTTGGCACAACAATCCATCCAGATAATTTAAAAGCAGTTATTAATGATCCGCCTGATATTGTGAAAACTGAAGTTTTGTGTTTATGGGTCGATACGATCAATTCAGCTATTGATGTTCAAAAATGGAATTTATGCCAGACTGACCCAATACCATTAGACCCTGACAAAGAAACTTGGTTTGGATTAGATTTAAGTCCAGATCGTAAATTTGGTGCATTAGTGGCTACTCAGAAATTACCAGGAGAGAAATTTAATTTAGTTTTACTCCACACATGGTCAAATGATTATTCAATTAATGATTTAGCGGTTGCAAACGATATTGCACCTTATGTTAGAAAATATAATGTTCAGACTGTCGCATATTCCAAAAGGACTGCACAAGCCGTTGCGAGTCGGTTAGTTCCTGCTGGAATTCCCATTACTGATATGGATGGGGCGATATACGCTGAATCATGCGATCGATGGTTAGGCGCAATCAATTCCCATCGATTACAGCATGGGGGTCAAGAGGAATTGACTCAGCAAACACTATCCGCTGCGAAACTGCCCTATGGGGATGGGTCATGGATCATCGGTAGGAGAGCAAGTAGAGTCGCAGTTTGTGCAGCTGTGGCATCTGCTTTAGCTACTTATTTCGCGACACAAATAGAAACTGAAATAGACATACAAGTCGGATAAATAGGACTTATGGTATATTATGTACCAATGGGATTATTCGATAGATTTCGGGCAACTCAACCAGATAATTCAGTTGATGTAGCTGCTGCACTTTCACCTTATAACGCGCAACAATTAGTTGGCGGAATTTTATTTGGAACAACAACTGCAACTCGCGAACAGTATATGGCCATCCCTTCGGGAGCACGCGCAAGAAATATAATTTGTTCAACAGTTGGATCATTACCTTTAGAACAATATAATCATTTTACAAATGAACACATAAGACCAAATCGTGTAATTATGCAACCAGATCCAAGAGTTGCAGGATCAGCAATATACGCATGGATTGCTGAGGATCTTTTACTATACGGAGTTGCGTATGGAATGGTAATGGATTCTTATGCTTCAACAGATGCTTCAAGAATTCGTGCATGGACAAGAATTGCACCTAATAGAGTATTTGCATCATTAAATGGTAACTCAACAGAAATTGAATATTATACAGTAGATGGAAAACGCGTACCGCCATTTGGTATTGGATCTTTAATTGTATTTAACGGATTAGATGAAGGAATATTAAATCGCGCAGGTCGCACAATTAAAGCTGCTGCTGAATTAGAAAAAGCAGCTGAAATGTATGCCAAAGAACCAATGCCACAAATGGTATTAAAATCAAATGGCACAAATTTAACACCAGAAAGAATTACAAAACTTTTAGAGTCATGGAGAACATCAAGACAGACAAGATCAACTGCATTCTTAAATGCTGATGTTGAATTACAAGCTTTAGGTTTTGATCCTGCCAAACTTCAACTCAATGAGGCAAGACAGTACCTCGCTTTGGAAATTAGCAGAGCATCCGGCATTCCTGCATCATTTGTATCTGCTGAAACAACATCTATGACTTATTCAAATATGACAGCAGAAAGAAAAGCACTTATTGACTTTTCATTACGACCAATTTTAACTGCAATTGAACAAAGACTATCTCAAGCCGATTTCTGCCCCAATGGTATTGAAACTCGATTTGATATTGATGATTTCTTGAGAGGTTCAGCATTAGAGCGTGCTCAAGTTTATGAAATCCTAAACCGCATTGGCGCGATGAGCGTTGAGCAAATCCAAGAGGAGGAGGATCTAATTCGATGAAAATTAGTTATCCGATAGAAATAACCGCAGCTGATACCAATAAGCGCACAATCTCAGGAAAGATTGTTACATGGGATGAGCGAGGATCAACAAGTGCAGGATTAACTGTATTTGAAAAAGATTCAATTGATTTTTCAAAGCCAGTTAAATTATTGCTTGAGCATGAGCGAACCAAACCTCTAGGAAAATTAATTGACATAACTGCAACAGATACAGGTTTAGAAGCTACATTCCGTTTGGCTAAAACTTTTTCTGCGGATGACGCGCTCGAGGAGGCCGCTACTGGGCTCAGGGACGGCTTTAGTGTTGGAGTTAAAATTAATGAATGGAAAAATGAGGAAGGCGTGCTAAGAATTAAATCAAGCAGCCTTCAAGAAGTTTCACTCGTTACAGAACCAGCAATTGACAGCGCAAGAGTCGCTGAAGTTGCAGCTAGTGAAACACCAGAGAATTCCGAAGCAACCGCTGAGGAAACAACAACAGAGGAGAACAAAGTGTCAGAGATTACATCTGAGGCTCCTATCGCGACCGAAGCGGTAGAAGCGGCACAAGCTCCAGTTGTAACAGCTAACTACATGGCTTACACAAAGCCACGCGTTGATACAAATGTTACAGCAGGACAATATGCAGCAGCACAGATTCGTGCAATTCAAGGCGACAACGATGCACGCGATCTACTTGCAGCATTAGCAATTGGAACAGTTTCAGAAAACACAGGAATGGTTCCACCAAATTATTTACGCGATGTTATTGGCGTAATTGATTCATCAAGACCATTCATCGATTCAATCGAGCGTGCACCACTCCCAGCAAGTGGATTAAAGATATTTACTCCTGTGCTTGGAAATCAAGCAATTGTAGGATTAACCGCTGAAGGCGTTGAGTATGCTTCTCAAGACACAGCTGTTACCTTCCAAGAGGATAATATCGTCAAGTTCGCGGGCGCAAATGTGTTTAATCAAGAGGTCTTGGATAGATCAGACCCTAGCATGTTAGACCTCCTTATAAGGGAGTTGGCCGCATCTTACGCGCAAAAGACAGATGCTTATGCAGCACAAATTGCATCAGAAGCAGCAGCAGGATCATCAGGCGCAACAATCTATGCAGCAATTGCTGATGGAATTGCAGATGCTTATGGTGTTATGCGCTTTACACCAAATCGCTTAATGGTTGCTCCTTCAGGTGGAACTAACGGCATCGACTTTGCTGGATTACTTGGTGCAGTAGCAGATGGTCGTCCACTATTTGCAGCAGCAAATCCTCAGAATGCCAATGGTTTAATTACTCAGGGCAGTACAAATGGTACAGTTGCTGGATTAGATCTAGTTGTAGATCCTAACTACACAGGTGATAATGCAAATGCTAAGCACGCATTAATTTACCCATCACAAGCTATGAGATTCCATGAGTCTGGAACATTTGAGATTCGTGCAAATATCGTTGCTAACGGCCGTATTGAAATCGGTCTATATGGTTATGTTGCAGTAGTTAATCGCTACCCAGCAGCGTTCCGTAAACTGTCAGTAGCTTAATTTAACTGAGTGCCTGTGGTTGCTCCCGATCACAGGCATCCTTTAATGGGAGTAAGGAGATGACATGCCAAGCATAATTACAGCCACCGAGTTGAGAGCTGTGCTTGGTGTGTCGTCTGCTTTATATGATGACACATATTTGAATGGCATAATAGACACAGCAGAAAATACAATTCTGCCAATGTTGGTTACATTCAAAAGCCCAATTCAAAAAACAGTATTAAATGATAATGTTGCCACATTTGAAACACTTGGCGTACATGAATTTACCGAAGGTCAATCAGTAGTAATCACGGGATGCGGAACACCTTACAATGGAACAAGAACAATACTTGCAGACAATCTTGGCGCAACTACCTTTTCAGCTGCTATCACAAATGCCGATGTCAATGAAGCAAATGTTATTCCAAGTGGAACTGCCACTTTATCTGGAGCATCAACTTATGTTGGAAACCAATCTGTTCGCTCCGCTACCTTCGTAGTATCAGTAGAAGTATTTCAATCAAGAGTTGCAGCCGGTGGCCAAATTGAAGGCGTTGATTTTACAGCTACACCTTACAGAATGGGTCGATCACTTTATTCCAGAGTAATTGGAATTCTTGGGCCTTATGTAGATGTTGAAGGTATTTGTCAATAATGGCTAACGAAACAATACTCGAACAAATCCGCACGCCTTTAGCAACTGCTTTATCTAGCGTTGCAGGTAATGTTTATTCTTTTGTGCCTGAAACAGTTATTCCGCCAGCAGTCGTAGTTGTGCCGGATTCACCATACCTAGAATTTGAAACAATTAACAAATCAAACATTAGATCTAAAGTAAATATGACTATTACAGTTGCAGTTGCTTATAACAGCAATCCTGCATCGCTCGACAATATCGAGCAGTTAATCATAAGTGTTCTGGCAGTCATTCCAGCAGGATATATTGTCAGTTCGGTCGAAAGACCAACAGTTACAACAGTTGGAGCAAGTACGCTGCTTATAGCAGATGTTCGAGTTTCTACCTACTACACAAGAACTATATAAGGAGTAATCATGGCAACCACAGTAATCACCGGTCGTGATATTTCGCTGTCTTTCTCAGGTGGAACAGACATCGAAGCACAAGCGACTAATGCAGTATTAACAAAAGTAAACGAGCGTCAGGCGTATCAAACACTTGATGGCGTTGCTTACAAAACCACAGATATTTCCGGCACTTTCCAGTTAGACATGTTGGCAGACTGGGGCAAGGCAAGCTCAGTATGTGAAGCAATTTGGACAGCTGCCGAGTCTGCTCCAGATACAGGAATTGCAGTAACTTTCACATCTGCAACAGGCGCACAATTTGTATTTGACATTTTGCCTGAGTTTCCAACAGCTGGCGGATCAGGAATTGATGCACAGGAAGTTTCATTTACATTCACTGTTAAAGGTGGAGTTGTAACAGAAACATTTAGTTAAGATCTAACAACGGGAGCAAAAAATGAAAACATTTATTACAATTGAATATAACTCAGGCGAGCAAGTTACTTTGGTAGCAAAACCGCCTGAGTGGGCAAAATGGGAAAAGGAAACTGGCAATACCATAGGTCAAGCTAAGGAAAAACTAGGCATGTGGGATTTGATGTTTTTAGCTTATCACGCACATAAGCGAGAAGCAGCAGGCAAACCAGTTAAACCATTTGATGCTTGGATGGAAACTATAGCCAATGTCCAAGTCGGTGATGCAGACCCAAAAGTTACCGAGCAGGAAGCCTAAACAGATTATTGGTTCAGTTGGCAATAGCCACACAGATTCCAATGAGCGAATGGGTTGAAGCAGAGGATATTTTAACAGCAATAGAGATATTGGAGGAACAGTATGGCAAGTAGTACTCAACCTTTAATAGTCTATGACAAAAAAGAGTTAAATCAATTTGCAAAAGTTATGCGCTCTATGAGTGATATTGCTGTTAGTGAAACTAAACGCAGAGTTGGCGAGTTGGCTCAAAAAGAATTAACGGAAATTCGTAGAATTGCTAATTCAAGAGGTAAAGCGCCGAGTCGAATTGCTCAGGGCGGTAAAGTTAAAAAATCATCCTTACTTGGTGAAATTCAATTTGGTTTCGCAAGCCAAAAATTTTCGGGTGGAGCAACAACTCAATTTAACACTAGAAATGATACAAAAGGTAACAGACCCGGTATTGGTGCAGCATTTGAATTTGGATCAAAAAATTATCCGCAATTTCCTGTTTGGTCTGGTCCAATGCCTAAAGGTCCGGGATCTAGAGGCTGGTTTATTTATCCTACAATTAGAGCTTTACAACCTACTATTATTAAAGAATTTGAAGATATAATTTTAGAAATTAGAAAAGAGTTTGCTGATGGCTAGTAATAGTAGAACTTTAACACTTGCTCTTGCAGCTGATATTGATAACCTTAAAAAAGGACTTAATGATGCTGAAAAGGTAGTTAATAAATCAGCAGATCAAATAGCAGATTTTGGTAAAAAGGCGGCAATAGCATTTGCAGCTGTTGGAGCAGCAGCAACCGCATTTGCAGTATCAGCCGTAAAAGCAGCAGCTCAGGATGAAGTAGGTCGAAAAAAACTTGAGCAAACTATTAGATCTAATACTCGAGCCACCGAGGATCAAATTGCTGCAATTGATAATTATATTTCTGCTCAATCTATTGCAACCGCTACTACCGACGATGTTTTAAGACCAGCATTTAGTCGTTTAATTAGATCTACTCAAGATGTTACAAAAGCCCAAGAATTGCTCAACCTTGCTCAAGAAATTAGCGTTGCCACAGGTAAGCCACTAGAAGCCGTTACAAACGCCTTAGGCAAGGCTTACGATGGCTCAAACACCGCTTTAGGTAAGTTAGGTCTAGGAATTGATGCAGCTACCCTTAAAAGCCAATCTTTTGAGGAAACTACTAAACAATTACAGGCAACCTATCAAGGGTTTATTGATAATGAAGCGACTAACGCTGAGTTTAAGTTTAAGCAATTAACAATAGCTTTAGATGAAACTAAAGAGTCCATTGGTGCAGCATTATTGCCAGTCGTAAAAGAATTAGCAGATTATTTATTAGCAACAGCAGTTCCAAACATTGAGGCTTTAGCTGCTGGCTTAATTGGTGAGGATTCAGTAACCGCTGGAGTAACCGCAGCCACACAAGGAGCATTTGAGTTTGGCGAGCAATTAAGATCAACTATTAAATTTGTAATTAGCATTAAAGAGGAATTGTTAATACTTGGTGCAATTATCGCAACAGTATTTGTAACTTCAAAAATACTTGCATTTGTAGCAGCTGTTCAAACTTTAGTTACAGCCATGATCGCTTTAAGGAATGCAGCGACCGCAGCAGCAGCAGCAACAGCATTTGCAACAGGTGGAACTTCATTATTAGTAGGTGGCGCAGCAGCAGCCGTTGGATTAGGTGCAATTGGTATTGCAACTGGAGATGTACCTACATTTTCAGGCGGTGCAGTATCTGGTAAAGGCGCTCCGGGTCAAACAATTATCAATAACAACATAAGCGTTTCAGCCATAGATGGCGAAGGTGCTGCAAGAGCTGTAGCAAACACACTAAGTTCACAGGCAGAAAGAAGTCGCACAGCATTAAGGCGTGCTGCTATAAGTAACAGATAATGACAGTATTTACTCCGGACTGGAAACTCACTGTCGGTGGTGTGGATTATACTGACATTGCAATTTCAGATGTTCAGCATCAATCAGGTAGAGAAAGCATTTATACCCAAGCGTTGCCGTCTTATATGCAAATTACGCTTTTAGCATTAAATAATCAAACTTTACCTTTTGACATTAACGATTCTTTTGACTTGCAAGTTAAAGATTCAACTGGATCCTATGTGAGTTTATTTGGTGGAGATATAACAGATGTAACTGTTGAAGTAGGTAACACAGGATCAATTGACACAGTTATCAGATACACAATTATTGCAATGGGATCGCTTGCCAAATTAACTAAAGAAATTTGGGATGATAATATCTCGCAAGATGAGGATGGCGACCAAATTTATGGCATTCTTTCTAGTGTATTACTTGGAACTTGGAATGATGTGCCAGCAGCTTCACAATGGTCAACTTACAATGCAACCGAAACTTGGGACAATGCAGTCAATTTAGGATTAGGCGATATTGACCAACCTGGCCTTTACACAATGACCGCTCAATCTCAAACAGTAGATACAATTTACAATGTTGTTTCAGATATTGCCAACTCAGCATTTGGTTACATATTTGAAGCAAATAATGGAGATATTGGTTACGCCGATGCTGACCACAGGCAAAACTATTTATTAACTAATGGTTATGTTGAATTAGATGCAGGTCATGCTTTAGGTGCTGGCTTATCAACTGTTATGCGTTCATCAGATGTTAGAAACGACATATACATAAATTATGGCAATAACTACAATTCACAGGTTACAGCTAGCGATGCAACTTCAATTGCAACTTATGGCTATAAAGCGGAAACTATCAATTCTAGGGTTCAGGGTGCAGTTGATGCTCAGGCTATTGCTGATCGCTATATTGACCAAAGAGCCTACCCACAGCCAGCATTTCAATCGATAACATTTCCAATCACTAACGCAGAAATTGACAATGCTGATCGTGATGACCTATTAGGCGTATTCATGGGAATGCCGGTTGATATCAGAAATCTACCTACCCAAATATCAGGTGGCACATTTCAAGGATATGTTGAGGGCTGGCGTTGGAGTACTAGATTTAATGAGCTATTTTTAACAATCAATGTTTCTCCAGTCGCATTTAGCCAAGTGGCGATGCGTTGGAATACCACGCCAATAACAGAGGCTTGGAACACAATCGACCCAAGTTTGACTTGGGAGTACGCTACAATAGTCGCATAGGAAAAGGATAAAATGGCCACTACTACTAATTATGGATGGACAACACCAGATGACACCAATCTGGTTAAAGATGGTGCATCTGCTATTCGCACACTTGGATCATCTATTGATACAACAACCAAAGCATTAAACCCATCAACAACTCTTGGCGATATTGAATATCGTTCATCTACTGCAAACACAAACACAAGACTTGGAATTGGTAGCACAGGAAATGTCCTTACAGTTGCAGCAGGAGTTCCTACTTGGGCTGCACCTGCATCAGCATTACCAGCAAGTGCTTCTGCAACAGTAGCAACACAACAGACTACGACATCTGCAACTTTTACAGATTTAGCAACAGCAGGTCCAGCCGTTACCATTACAACTGGCACAAAAGCATTAGTAATTGTTTCGGGATGGATACAAAACGAAACAAATGGTTCTGGTGCATATATGGGATATGCTGTTAGCGGAGCAACAACTATTGCAGCGACTACAACAACTGCATTATATCATTTCCCATCATCAAGCGGAAATGATTTTAGACATAGAAGTTCAGCAGTAAGTCGCTTAAGCACTTTAACTGCAGGTTCTAATACATTTACCGCTAAATATCGAAATGATAATGGTAATGCTGCAAGATTTCAAGATCGTGAAATAATCGTTATTGATTTGGGGTCATAAAATGGCAATTACATCAAAAGAAATTAATTTATCACAATTAGATAAAGAATTAGGTAGTAAAGGTCTTTGTGGAGATTTTAATGATCCTAAGAAAAAAATTATTGTGCAAGCAGATAATTCAACAGTAACAGATGCAGAACTTGATGCTGCAATAAAGGCTCATGTTGCTGGACCAACTCAAGATCAAATTGTTAAATTAAATCGCGAACAAGGTTTAGCCAAACTTAAAGAATTAGGTTTTACTGACGATCAAATTTCAGCATTACTTGGCTAATGAAGCCATATTTATCTAAAGCTGCTGAAACACTACGCGACCAAATAAATGGAGCGTTTATGGGTCGGAGCAGGAAAGCTGATGGATGGATCGGGGATAGTAAGCATTCATCTAGAAAATCCGATCACAACCCACGACCTGACGGAGAAGTTTGCGCGATCGACATTGACGCTGGCTTATCTGACCAACAAGGGATTAGTTATGATCTGGCAGATCAGCTTCGACTCGCAGCAAAAAAAGATAAGCGTATATCTTACATAATCCATGCTGGCAAGATCGCTAGTGCTAGATCATTATGGAAGTTTAGAAAATATACTGGCATAAATCCCCACCATAAGCACATCCATATTTCTTTTAAGCCAAACCAAACTGGCGAGAAGTTCGACATCCCACTACTGAAAGGCAACTAATGAAACTGACCAAAAAACACAAAGCAGCAATTAAGTCATATTTGAGAGCTGTGGCAGCTAGTGGAATCACAGTAGCCTTAGCAATTGTGGCTGACATACATCCAGCCTATGCAACTATGCTTGGTGCGATTGTTGCGCCTATTGCCAAAGCTTTAGATCCAAAATCAGGGAGCGAAGCGGATTATGGAATTAATGCGTCATGACCGCAAACGAATGGGTTGGCATAGCCGTTGGCGTAAGCGCCGTATCAACAAGTTTATTACTGGGTTTGCGTTGGGTTATTAAATCTTATTTACAGGAATTGAAGCCAAATTCTGGAAGTTCGATTAAGGATCAAATTACTAGACTTGAAGCGCGTGTTGATGATCTGTTCGTCTTAATTAGTAAGCGATAATTTCTGCTATGGCGAACACACGAAAACGCACACCACGCAAAAAGGTTAATCGGAGAGTAGTTCGCCAAACTCCTGAACCATTATCAAAACTAGATCAATTCTATATTGCAAAGCATGAAATGTTTAGAGCTGCACGCAAGGCTGGATTTAATGAATCCTGTGCGCTTTACTTAATGGATAATCCTGAATCAATGCCTGACTGGATTGTGGGCGACAAAGGAATAATCCCAACTATTCCAACTCCAGATGAGGATGACGATTAAGCGATACTTGGTTATTTCGGATTTACAAATCCCATACCACCATGAAGTAGCTGTAAAGAATGTTATAAAGTTAGCCAAGCGAGAAAGGTTTGATAGTGTCCTTTGTGTTGGCGATGAAATCGATTTTCAAACTATTAGCCGATGGGCTGAAAAAACACCTTTGGCTTATCAGCAGACCCTTGACGATGATCGCAAGGCGACTCAAGATATTCTTTGGGCTTTAACTGAGCATTCCAAAGAAGCTCACATAATTAGATCAAATCACACAGATAGACTTTACAACACCTTATTAAAAGTTCCGGGCTTAATAAGCCTACCTGAATTACAATACGCCAAGTTCATGCAGTTCGATGATTTAGGTATAATTTTCCATAAACAATTCTATGAGTTTGAAAAGGGCTGGATCTTGGCTCATGGCGATGAAGGCAACATGAATCCTAACGCTGGACAGACTGCCCTAAATCTTGCCAAAAAGGCCGGTAAAAGCGTGGTTTGTGGTCATACCCATAGGCTAGGTATGTCAGCCTACTCAGAGGGGCTCTACGGGGCTTATAGACCCCTTTACGGGCTAGAAACCGGCAATCTCATGAATAGGGCAAAGGCTAGTTACACAAAAGGACTCGCAAATTGGCAAATGGGCATCGTTGTGCTTGAGTGGAATGGCAAGAATATGACTCCAACCTTGATCCCAATTAATAAAGATGGCAGTTTTACCTATAATAGGAAGTCTTATGGGTCTTGAAACCGATTATAGGGATCGCACGATTGATGACCATATCGATGATCTTGAGGATCTTGGCGTTATCTAATCGTTATAAAACACGCTGTAAGTAGTTAACCAACTGTCCTTGCTTTAAGTCATACTTTCTGTATCAGGCAACCGCTTGATATTAGGGAGCGAAATGGAAATAGTAGGTTACGGATTTATTATAGGCTGTTTAATTGGAGCAGCTTTATATTTCTGGGATGAACACCGAAAGTCAGAAATTTACGATAATGGCTATTATGCCGGTAGAGCTGCTGGATGGAAGTCTTGCATAGATCATCAAGCTAAAATCCAAAAACTTAAATTAGAGCAGGTTTTTGATTATGACAAAAACTGAGGATCTGTTAAATGAAGTCATTGCTACGATCCAAGAGCGCGGAAGTGTCTATGGACATCCGTACTATAATCACAAAAGAATTGCTGGATTGTGGAGTGCATATCTTGATTTCCCAATCACACCACACCAAGCTGCTTTATGTATGGCGTTGGTCAAGGTTTCTAGGCTTACTGAAACTCCAGATCATTACGACTCAGTTAAAGACTTTGTCGCCTATGGTGCTATCTATAGGACAGTTCTCGAAGCAGTCCAAGATCAAGACTTTGAATGGAAGGAATAGATAATGGGTTTTAATTTAGATGATTATGAGGATGTGGCAACTTTGAATAAATGGTTTATTGAGAATTATCCGATGGGTAGATCAGATATATCAGTTATCAGCCATGACCCTAAAGAAGGTTACATTTTGGTTCAGGCTACTTTATGGCGTGATTCAAAAGATGATAAGCCAGCAGTTTCCAACATAGCATTTGGATCTAGGGAAACTTACATGCCTAACATGAAAAAATGGTATGCAGAGGATACTGCCAGCAGTTCTTTAGGTAGGGCAATAATCTTGCTTAAAGGCAGCAATAAGACAGCTACAAAAGATTCAATGAAAATCGTTGAAGCAGATCAAAAGCAAAACGAATATGAAAAGAAACTTGAACAAAGGCGTTACGGAGCACCTGGCTCTAAATCCGCAGCTGTTGAGGATGCTTTAAGAGCTTCATTTGCAGTTGAGAATAAGCAAGATGATCCACAACAATGGTCTTTATCTGAAGCTGTTGATGCGATTGGTAAATCAACACCAAATCCACCGCCTGAGTGTGAACATGGCATGATCCTTAAACAGGGTGTGAGCAAGGGCGGAAAACCTTACTATGGTTATGTCTGCAAGGGATCTAATAAAGAGCACGCTATTTGGGCAAAGATGACTGCCAAAGGATCTTGGTATTTTGAGGGGGTTCAATAGTGGGATACATAGCCTTTATTAATGGATCAGGCTTTACAATCGAATTAGATGATGATGGTGCTCATATTGTCAAGTCGGTCATTACGTGCGAAATGTGTGGTGATGATCGGGTGTTTAAGAATGGCACTTGCTTTGTCTGCTCAGAGTTAATTAAACATGACTAGCTTCAAATGTAATGGCTGCGCTCGCAAGACTGAGTTCTTATGGCTTGATGCGATAGACATGCCTGATGGATTTAAGGTCTATCAATGTATGGATTGCGGATGTGTAGGTGTTAAAAATATAACTGAGCAGATAGATCGAATACCGGACACAAAGATAAGCAGGTGTGCCAGTTGTGGGGCTTGGCAGTTCGAAGCTAAACCCTGTCATACTTGCTTATTGATTGGAGAATATGATGCCAACATATGAATACAGCTGCAAAGAATGCGGCACTTATGGATCAGTTCATAGAACTTACAAAGAGGATGATGGCGGTATGAATTGTCCTAAGTGTGGGCTAGACATGAACAGAATTTACTCAACAGTAGGGTTAGTCTTTAAGGGCGAAGGATGGGCTGGTAAGACTAAATGAAAATTGGATCTCTTTGCACAGGTTATGGCGGATTAGATCTAGCTGTTGAAACATTCTTTGATGCTCAAATGGTTTGGTGTGCTGAGAATGATAAATACGCATCTAAAGTAATTGAAGCAAGATTTAATAAACCAAATCTAGGAGATATTAAACAAATTGATTGGTCATCAATTGAACCAATAGACATACTTACAGCTGGTTATCCATGTCAGCCTTTTAGCCATGCAGGACATAGAAAGGGAGAAAATGACGAAAGACACATTTGGCCACACATCCTTAAAGGAATTAGCATCTTACGACCAAAGTTCATCATCTTGGAAAATGTCAGAGGGCATCTCTCGCTCGGATTCAAGGAAGTTCTCAGCGACCTTGCCCAAAATGGGTATGATGCAAAATGGCGTATTGTTCGAGCAAGTGATGTCGGCGCACCCCATCAAAGAGCAAGATTGTTCATTATTGCCTACTCCAACAGCGAGGGATTACAAAGGACCTGGCACAAGGCAGATGACTTTACCGATGGCCTTACTTCCAACACCAACTGCGATGCATGTGAGGAATCACGACGAGCCGATAGAGAAATATCAACAAAGAGTAGAGGACTTCAAGCAGGGCAAGACATTGGGCAAGCCAGGAGCGAGCACGGGTGTAGCTGTAAGGTTAGTTGCAACACCAACAACCAATATCAGTCATACAACAGGGAAATGTCGGAATTGGGGGGCAGATTTGCTTCACGATGTGAAATGTCAATGCAGGACATACCGAATGCATTGGTCGATGACAAATTAAATGCTAAGTTTGTCGAGTATATGATGGGTTTACCTGGTGGATGGGTAACTGATTTAGACTTATCTAGATCTCAACAATTAAAGATGCTTGGTAATGGGGTAGTTCCACAACAGGCTTATTATGCATTGGAGTTATTACATGAGTGAATCAGGTTATTCAGACACTTGGTTAGATGAAGATGATTACAGAATTGTGACATGCCGTCTGACCTGCGGTTTTGCTAGATGATTTGGAGTCATATGATACGCTCTAGGCAAGTATTTGCCCTAAAGGCAAAAACGCGAGCCCGTAAGGCTCAGCTCGCGAGGTGCTGGCTAGTCGGGATAGCTATGTTTGTATTACAAACCTTTGGCTTGGAAACAGCACAATCTCAAGAACTTAGACTTAATACATTGAAACAAATTACATTTCATAAGATGGATTATTCATTCAAAGAGTTCTATTGTTTAGATGAGTTATTACATAAAGAATCTAGATGGAATTACAAAGCCAAGAATCCTAAGTCAAGTGCATTTGGTTTATTTCAAATGATAGGTAATAAAGAGCAAGACCCTATTAAACAGATTGATAAAGGATTACGCTATATTGAGCATAGGTATTCAGGTTCAGCTTGCAAGGCGCTCGCTCATCATAAACTTAAAGGATGGTATTGATGTCTAAGTCTGCAATAGGAACTAGACAATGGAATGACAAAATCAGACCACGCATCTTGCAACGCGATAATTACACATGCTTCTATTGTGGACAATACGGAGATACAGTCGATCATTTAATTCCGAGAAGGCTCGAAGGTAATGATAGTGATGATAATTTAGTTTGTGCCTGTCGTAAATGTAATTATTCGAAGGGTGGGCGCTTTTTTG